TGATGATATCTTCCGCCGTATTACCACTATACCTCAAGGTAAGAACCACGGTTTCATTATGTTTCTTGATTGGTCTGGTTCAATGAATTATGGATTAAAAGACACGGTTAAACAATTGTTGTCGCTGTGCCTTTTCTGTAAGCAAATCCAAGTTCCTTTCGAGGTCTATGCTTTCAAAGATTCTGGTACTGATAATCCTTTTACTGCTATCGGTCAAAATAATGTGTTGAGATTCGGTAATGTTGTTCTTCGTAACTTTATCTCCTCACGAATGAAAACCGAAGAGTTCAACTTCGCCGCATCCGTATTGTGGTCAATAGGTATGGGTGGTAATATGTCTTGTGATGGTATGGGTGGTACACCTCTTAATGAGGCAATCATTATTGCTCCTCATATGGTTAAAGAGTTCCAACGCAAGAATAAACTTGAAATTGTCAATACCATCTTCCTTACCGACGGTGAAGGTAATGGTATCGGTTCAGTTTTAGAAAATGATGTGAACCCTGCCGGTCGTAAATCTTATAAAGACAAACACTTTTATAATGACCCTGAAACTGGTAAAACATATGAGTTGGATTTCTATAATTGGGGTCAAAGTATGACTCCTACTCTCTTGAAAATCCTTAAAGATAAGACGCAATCTAATCTTGTAGGTTTCTTCCTGTTTAACTCTGGGTTCCGTTATCTTTCCAGTCGATTAGGTCTCCGTAACGGGAGTGCCGAATATATGTCAAAGGTTAAAAAGTTCTGGAATGATAATAAGTTCTTTGCTGTTACATCCGAAGGTTATGATGAATATTATTACATTAACTGTGATGCCATGAAAGATGATAAGGTTGAACTGGAAATCACCGAAAAAACTAAAACGAATAAACAGTTGGCGAAGGCCTTCTCCAAGTTTGCTTCCAAAAAGGTCGTTAACCGTGTCCTTTTGAGGCAGTTTATTGAGAAAGTTGCTGGTATGTCAACAAGAAAAGTTGCTTAAATCAGTAGGTTAGGAGGGTGGTTGACACCCTCCATTCCTTGTGCTATAATCCATATATAATGAGAAATCAGAAAGGAAAGATTGTAATGGCTAAGAAGATTGACCGCGCCGAGTTCCTCGACAAAATCCGTTTTGAGTTCGGTGCTATTCGTTCAATCACCCGTCCGCAGGTTCTTGAAATCTGTGACAAGTATGGTCTTGATAAACCTAACTGGATACTGAATGACGTATCCCGCAAACTTGGCCGTGGTATCTATGCTCTTCCTGAACATGGTGCCGACCTTCCAAAAGTTGAACCTAAAATTATTAATGTGGCAAAACCTGCTACTGTTGCGACTAAAGCACCTGTTATCCCTGCTACTGCCGTTGCTATGGTTCAATCATCGGTTTCCTCACACTCGCAGGTCTCTTTAGTTCCTGAAAAGGCCATTGGTTATGTTCCGTTCGGTCATTTTGCGGATGTCCGTTCTATTATCAAATCCAAAAAGTTCTATCCAACATATATCACCGGCCTTTCTGGTAATGGTAAGACTATGATGGTAGAACAAATCTGTGCCTCCGAAAAACGAGAAATGGTCCGTGTTAATATTACAATCGAAACTGATGAAGATGACCTTATCGGTGGTTTCCGTCTTGTTAATGGTGAAACAGTCTGGCAGGATGGCCCTGTTATTACTGCTATGTCTCGTGGTGCCGTATTACTATTGGACGAGGTTGACCTTGGTTCAAATAAACTTATGTGCCTTCAACCAGTCCTCGAAGGCAAGTCAGTCTTCCTAAAGAAGGTTGGTAAAGTTGTTCAACCTGAAAAAGGTTTCACCGTTATCGCCACTGCCAATACTAAAGGCAAAGGTTCGGATGATGGCCGCTTTATCGGCACCAATGTTATGAATGAGGCGTTCCTTGAGCGTTTCAGTATTACAATGGAACAGGAATATCCTGCTGCTAAGGTTGAAACTAAAATCCTTAACAATGTATTACAGGCATCAGGTATCAATGCTTCCGAGTTTGTTGATAAACTTGTAAAGTGGGCGGATGTTATTCGCCAGTCCTTCTTTGAAGGTGCTTTATCCGAGATTATCTCAACCCGTCGCCTTGTCCATATCTGTGAGGCATATGCTATCTTTAATCAGAACAAAGTAAAGGCAATTGAATTGTGCCTTAACCGTTTTGATGTTGATACTAAAACTGCCTTCCTTGAACTATACAAGAAAGTTGATGAAGATGCTATTGAAACTCCTGTGGCGGAATCGGCGAGTGCCGAAACTTTTGAACCAGTTAGTCAATCATTTTAGTGGTTGACATTACACCAATACCCTGCTATAATGTATAAATCGTCGGTATTACAGCAAGGTATCAAATGCGGAGGTGGTCTAAAGGTATGACCCGAGGTTCCATCCTCGGAATGTGTGGTTCGACTCCATACTCTCCGCTCCATCGACGATAATTTTAAACTATGAAAAAGGAAGTATATACTATGGCTACACCACGCAAGACCCAAATTGAGAAGATTGAAAATGTCCTCCTGAAGCACAACACAGGCCCAGGCATTACCTCTGCGGCTATTGCTCGTATTGCCCGTGTTCCTCGTGAGGCTGTTGCCAAGCGTGTCGCGGATCTCCGTGAGTTTTACGATATCTATACCAACTACCGTAAGGTTGATGGTAAGCGCACGGCATTCTATCGTCTTGCCAACTAATCTTATTCTAGATTAGTATTATAAGGGTGGTGCCTATATATTAATGGGCGCCGCCCTTTTCGCATATGGAGTTATATAATGGAAATCAAGATATCTTCCGAAGAGTTGAGAAAGAAAAAGTTATTTGTGGCCACACCCTGTTATGGTGGTCAATGTTTAGGTTTATATGCCAAGTCCTGTCTAGACCTTCAGGCAACATGTATCCAGTATGGTATTGAATGTCGCTTTTCATTTATCTTTAATGAGAGTCTAATCACGCGGGCCCGCAACTATCTTGTTGATGAGTTTATACGGTCTGATTGTTCCCATCTATTGTTTATTGATGCTGATATTCAGTTTAATCCTCAAGATGTTTTAGCACTATTGGCCCTTGACTATGATATTTCAGGTGGGCCTTATCCAAAAAAATCAATTAATTGGTCCAATATTGTTACTGCTGTTAAGAAAAATATCAATAATGAAAACTTTAACCCTGGTGAACTAGACCAGATTACAGGTGACTTTGTTTTCAATCCTGTTCCTGGTACCAAGTCATTCAAAGTAACCGATCCTGTAGAGGTTATGGAGATTGGTACAGGTTTTATGATGGTGAAAAAAGAAGTCTTTGATAAGTATAAAGAAGAATATCCACACCTTCATTATAAGCCAGATCATGTTGGTCAGGCCAACTTTGATGGTTCAAGATATATTCATGCTTACTTTGATACTGTTATTGATCCCGCCTCACATCGTTATCTCTCTGAGGACTATATGTTCTGCCAAAACGCCCGCGCCATTGGTTATAAGGTGTGGTTAATGCCTTGGATGAAAACAACACATGTTGGAACTTATGGGTTCCAAGGTGACCTTCCGGCAGTAGCAGCATTGAGCGGTAATCTGCGGTGATAATAGGTGTTGTCGGATACATCGGATCCGGCAAGGGCACCGTAGGTGATATCCTAGTTAGAGAACATGGGTACCGAAAGTTTGCTTTTGCTGATGCTCTAAAGGACGCGGTTGCAGGTATTTTCCTGTGGCCGCGTGGCCTTTTAGAAGGCGATACTAACGCTTCGCGGTCTTTCCGCGAACGAGTTGATGTTTGGTGGTCACATAAGTTTGGTTATGAGGTTACTCCTCGTCTTATTCTCCAAAAATTTGGTACAGAAGCCTGCCGAGAAGGAATCGCAGATAACATCTGGATTGCTGCCCTTGAAAAAAGAATACACGGATATGAAGATGTGGTTATCACCGACTGCCGCTTTCCTAATGAAATTGATTTTATTCGGAGTGCCGGTGGTAAGATTGTCCGCATAAAACGAGGTGATGATCCTACACCCGAAGAACTTTCCAAAATGCATATATCGGAGACAGCATGGAATCATTATGATCCGGATTTTGTTATCCATAATGAAGGAACAAAAGATGATCTAAAAGAAAATATAAAAATTGTCTTGACACAACACGAAAAATCTCTTACCATATTCCATCATCCTGTTTGATAAAAGGAGTTATATAATGAAGTTTAGTGAAAATACCCTTGCCGTTCTAAAGAACTTTTCTACAATCAATAGTGGTGTTGTTCTAAAGTCTGGTAAAACACAAAAGACTATCTCGCCTGAAAAGTCCATTCTTGTTGAAGCCACTTTGGAAGATAATCTTCCTTCTGATTTCGGCATCTATGATCTTAATCAGTTCCTTGGTAATGTTACAACACTAAAGAATCCGGAACTAAACTTTACGGATAATGCCGTTACGCTAGATGATGGTGAGTTTTCTCTTAACTATCTTTCATGTTCACCTAATCTAATCATTTCACCTCCTGAGAAAGAACTAGCACTAAAGACTGTTGATGTTTCATTTGCTCTAACCAATTCTATTCTACAGAAACTTCTCAAGGTTGCGACAATGAACAATCTTCCTAATCTTACCGTTGTTGGTAAAGATGGTGAACTTCGCCTAAAGATCCATGAGAAGGCAAACGATACATCTAATCATGGTTCAATTAAGATCGGTGACTTTGCTGGTAATGATTTCACTGCCACATTCAAGACAGATAATCTAAAGTTGCTTCCTGATGATTACAATGTTGAGGTTCAGGTTGGTGCGTTTGCTAAGTTTGTAAATGTTGCCAAGACCTTAAAGTATTTCATTGCTCTGGAGACAAAGTAATGAGAACATCTAAGATTATAGAACTTGTATTTCTAATTGTGCTACTGATGTATATGACTCTTGTAACATATGTTGGATTTACACAGGCACAATGGAAAGAAAGATGCAGAGATGCTGGCGGTATTCCTGCCGGTGATGTTTGTATAAACCCAGGATCAGTGATAGAGGTAGACTAATGGGAATGATTGGACATAATAATCCTACGGTGAGTGTTGAGTCTCTTTCTCCCGAGGATCGTAAGGTTCTACGCAAGGCAATCATGGAGTTGAATGACTCCTTGACCCGAGCTGGTGCTGAAAGAGACCTACAGAAAGAAATTATACTAGAAACAAATACCAAACTTGGAGTAGATAAGAAGATCATTCGGAGAATGGCGAAGGCATATTTCAAAGCCAATTTCAATGATGAGGTTGAAGAGAACAATACATTTGAAACCTTTTATGATGAAGTGATGAGAAAGACGGCGAGTTGAAAACTTCGGAATGCTAAATAGATGTAGGTCGCGGGATTGCCGTCCCCACCTACTCTAATCTCGGCAAGGAGACCAGCCTATGTCTATTTATTGTCCTCTTTCAGAAGCACTTGGTATTATGCCTGGTGAAAAATCTATTCTTGACTTTCAAGATGATACCGAGTATAATGTTTGTAATAAAATGGCAAGTGAAATTACCACTTTATGGAATCAAGAAAGAGTTAAAGATGGAACACATCCATTTTTGAACTCCGATTTACAGAGAGAATTGGCAAAAAGATCAAATGAAAAACAAATGAAAAAAGGAACACACAAGTTTCTTAATCCAAGTTTTCAGAGTCAAGTTCAAAAAGAAAGATTCTTAAAAGGTACTCACCATTTTCAAAATATGAGTAAAAAGACCATAGATAAAAGAACTAATGCGGTTTCAAGAGATTGGTTAGTTATATTACCTAATGGCGAAAAAAAGAAAGTGAGAAATTTGAAAAAGTTTTGTAGGGACAATGATTTGTCTCCTTCTTTAATGTGTTTAGTATCCAAAGGACTTAGAGAAAGTCATAAAGGGTATAGATGTGAAAGGATTATATAATGAAAGAATTTTTGTGGGTTGAAAGATTCAGACCACATACGGTTGAGGAATGTATTCTTCCTGACCGAATAAAGAACACATTCCAAGAATATGTTGATTCCGGATCAATCCCAAACCTAATGCTTACAGGTCCAGCAGGTTGCGGTAAAACTACCATTGCCAAGGCAATGTGTGAACAACTGGGTTTGAATCATTTGTTTATAAACTCAAGTGATGAAAGAGGTATTGATACTCTTAGAACTAAAATCAAGGGATATGCCTCAACTATCTCACTTACAGGTGGAAGAAAAATTATCATCTTAGATGAGGCAGATTACATAACTCCTGATTGCCAAGCAGCCCTTAGGGCTTCCATTGAAGAGTTTTCTGAAAATTGTTCTTTCATCTTTACCTGTAACTTTAAGGCACGATTGATTGATGCCCTACATTCTCGTTGTGCTGTGGTTGATTTCTCTCTCAAAGGTGATGAGAAGTCAAAGATGGCAATGCAGATGTTTAAACGCCTGGTTACTATTCTAAATGAAGAAAGTGTTACTTATGATAAAGCAGTTTTGGCAAAGATTGTCGAGCGGTATTTCCCAGATTATCGCAGAACACTTAACGAACTACAACGCTTTTCTACTAGTGGAAGTATTGATGCTGGTATTCTTAGTCAAGTTGATAGCGTAAAAAAACTAGAGGACCTTATCAAGGCACTCAAAGAAAAAGACTTTACTAATATGAGAAAGTGGGTTGTTAATAACTCCGATATTGATCCTGCCAGAATCTTCCGAGATATCTATGATGGTTTATCAGACTATCTAAAACCTGAAAGTATACCGCAAGCAGTTGTTACATTGGCCAAGTATCAGTATCAACAGGCTTTTGTGGCAGATCAAGAGTTAAATCTTGTGGCATGTCTGACTGAAATGATGGTTGAATGTGAGGTCAAGTAATGGTTGATCTATTCAAAGATATCATACCTTCAATCCTCCAGCATAAACGACCTGTGCTGGAGGACGAAAAAGATTATAATGGTTATATCATTAACCGTGCCCTCTCGTTTCATTATGACTGTATAATGCAAGCTAATGAAATGAACAAATATCCAGGTCTACCTGGGAATCTTCAATACCAGTTTTTGCTAAATAGTATCCGTGGATATAAGCGTCCATTTAGACCATGGCAGAAGCGTGAGACCATTGAAGACCTGGAAATCGTAAAAGAGTATTTCAACTACTCAAACGAAAAGGCCAAAGAAGCACTGGTTTTACTGAATGACGCCGATATGAAAGAAATAAAAAGAAAATTACATAAAGGTGGAACAAATGACAGTAAACCTAGACGAGTTCGTGGAAGTTAAACTTCCCGATCCTCAGGCCTTTCTAAAGGTCAAGGAGACTTTGACTCGAATTGGTGTGGCATCAAAGAAAGATAAAACACTGTATCAGTCATGTCATATTTTACATAAGCAAGGTCATTATTACCTTGTTCATTTTAAAGAAATGTTTATGCTCGACGGTAAGCAAACCGATTTTAGTGAAGAAGATCGTGGCAGACGCAATACCATCGCCAATCTACTAACAGAATGGGGTTTGGTTACATTAGTAGATAGTAACAAGAGTGCTGAACCATTGACGCCTCTTAATAGAATTAAGATTATCTCCTATAGTGAGAAATCTGAGTGGAACTTAGTTGCTAAGTATTCTTTAGGTAAGAAAAGATACGAACCAGATACAGAATAAATTATTGGAGTTATATGATGATTAAATTGAAACTTTTCAAAACAAACATTAACAATACCCTACCTAGAAAACAAACTTCTGGATCATCTTGCTTTGATTTAACATTTCAAAGTAACGGTAAAAATAAATATACGGGTTTCACTCGTATGAATAAACCTTTCTCCAGACAGTTAAACGGACAGATTGTAATGTCTCCTGGTGATCGTGTTATGGTACCTACTGGTGTTATCATGGATATTCCAGAAGGTCACTCCGTGCGCGTCCACGCCCGCTCCGGACTATCTCTAAAGCAAGGCCTTGTCCTTGCTAATGCCGAAGGTGTTATTGATTCCGATTATGTCGAGGAAGTAATGGTGCTTCTACACAACATTTCCGAAAACTCTTTAACTATTTCCTCTGGTGATCGTATTGCCCAGGCGGAACTTATCAAGGATGCCGAATATACGGTAGAAGAATCCGCTACTCGTCCTGGTGTAAAGACAACCAGAGTTGGTGGTATGGGTTCTACTGGTATCAAAACAATAGGTGAAACTATTACAATAACCGTAGCAGATCCACC